TAGGGCATTGCTGCTCTATCTTATCTCATAGCGAGATAGTGACATACGTCAAGCTTCTTGATGTTTTATCATCCTATGCGCCTATTATACCATCTGAAAAGATGTTAGGTGTTAGTTGGTGTCCACTAGTCCCTTATTATATTATGAAAAGGGCCTCACTGAGGTCAATGAGTAGTGGGTGATAATAATACTATTGACAAATAGCTATCGATCCTAAATTGGAACCATCCAAGGTTGTATAACCTACCTGCAGCCCTCTGAAAAGAGGAAACTGAAGGAAAAATGGTACATATAAATATAAAATACTTATGATAAAATTATTAAATTCATTTAACAACTTCTCATTTCGTATTATTAAATTATTAGTACCCTCTTTTTCGGGTATGCTTCGTGTAAAAGCGGGGCGACCACTAATAAATCATCTCTTACGAGGTGTTTTGTTAGTGAAAGGCTCTATCACAAATTCTTGGGTTAAAGTTATTATAACTTATGTTCGATATTTATATTATCTGAATAAACATAATGGGCCATCTTACGTAGCTAAGTACCTTAAAGGTTGTGTTTCGTTACTAATGCAAGCCCTTGCGGGTGCACAGCACCCTTCAACACAAGTGCTTGGTGTAGCGGTTTCTAGAACTAATCGAGGTTTTCCTCGTATTATTCCAAAACTTCATAGATCTAAGATCCGTGAAGGAAACCTTCTATATATTAGATTATGGTTGACTTTGTTCAGTGTATATCGAGTAATCGATTACACTGGTAGACTTAAAATATCTACAATCATAACGCCGTCAAAGGCTATAATCAATACTAACGAGTTAGAACGAGCAACATTATCACTTAAACAACAATTTAAGTCTAATATTGCAGTCGATGTAACCAAAGACGCTTTGCGTACTTTTTGGATTGCATCTTCGTCACCTAATACAATTAACGTACCAGTTGCAGATAAGAACATTTCGTCTTATTCTACTTCTATTTACGCTGTAATTGGTTCTTTAAGAGCATATTCCTTTAACAAAATTTGGAAGACTGCATTTGAACTTATTGTAAGATTTAAATACATCGGAGGTAACAAGGAAATGAACCCTATTGTCAGAATCCTTCAATTCTGTCAATCAGCGGTTTCACACTTTCCGTCTGAAGTATTATATCGTATCCGAGATGATTTTGATTTTGATCAAAACTCTCAGAGCGATGAAGTTTCCCTGCGTTCGCTTTATTTAGGAAAGTTATCCTTTAAAGTTGAACCTGCTGGGAAAATAAGAGTTTTTGCAATGGTTGATTGCTTTACCCAATGGTTGTTATCTCCATTACATAAAGCTATATTTAATTTTCTTAGAAAAATACCTGAGGATGCGACTCATGATCAAGATTTGACATTGAGTACATTTGTGGAACGATTACGTAACAGTAAAATTAAAGAAGTTTATTCTTTTGATTTAACTGCTGCCACTGATCGTATTCCAGTATCCGCTCAAGCAAAAATATTAGATATCTTTGCTGAACGAAAGGTAGGAGCTGTTTGGTCAAAATTCCTTACAGATAGATGGTATCAACTATCTACACCTGTTTGGGATCCAAAAGCTATTACCTGTAGTGCTCTAGGTATTGATCCTGAAGTTGAAAAGGATAATCCTTTTCTTCTTCTGAAATTAAGTAAAGCCGGTAATGACGGACAACAATTGCCATATGTGCATGCTGTTAAATATGCAGCCGGACAACCCATGGGAGCTCTGTCTTCGTGGGCGATGCTGGCCTTAACTCACCATATTATGGTTCGAATAGCCGCGCTTCGCGTAGGTTATAGAGATTTCTCCTTTTATCTAGTACTCGGTGACGACTTAGTTATCGCCGACAAACGAGTAGCTGCTGCTTATTTAGCACTGGCAGAAGAATGGGATGTTGGTATTAATTTATCCAAATCTGTTCTTTCTGACAATGGATCTCTAGAATTTGCTAAACGTTTTGTTTACAAATACGAAGATGTTTCCGGTCTTTCTTTCAGAGAAATGGCCGTAGCTAAATATGACATAAGAGGATTACTACAGTTATTTAACCGTATTAAAGGTTTTCGAGATATTCGTATCTCTGAACTCCTTTCCTTTCTTGGACATGGTTATAAAGCTTTATCTCGTATTAATACTAGATATACCAAATTAGGGCGAAGTATGGCGAAAGCCTTATTATTACTTTCGTATCCTAAGATGATATTTTCGAAATTAAATACTTATAAAGAATGGATAACTTCCTCTGCTTTTAACAAAGCGGGAAATTTAAACATTATACCAGAACAATTAGATTACTTAAAGGATTTAGGTCGTAAAACAGCTAATTCTATTAAACAGAGTTACTTACCTCGAAATCCATCTGAATTTAAGTCTTTCTTTTTTAGTATGTTATCTAGCCATTCTAGA